CGTCGGTTGGCGCGCTTGGATTGCTCGAAACGGTGCCCTTTACTGCGATAATCCCACAGGCTGGTGCGTAGTCGACATCCGATGATGTGCCCTGCGCTGGGTTGTCCACATATGCGACGATTGAGTCGATGCGGTTCCCAGTCGATGATGCGCCTGACAAGGTGATATCAACTGGCGAGCCGCTTCGGTTGTTGATGGTGGTCTTGTTCCCTGCGTTGTCTTCTGCGACAGCCACATCACGGTCGCTTCCGCTTCCGCCAATTTGGACAATCATGCCGGATTTCGGCGAGCATGCCCATCCGCTGATCACTCCACGCGTCCAGGCGGCGAGGTTGTCATTTAATGCGTTTGGGCTTGTGCGTCCGCCGAAGCCTGCGTTGGTGCCGATGGCATTATTTGGATTTGTCATTGTTTTGCTCCTGTTTAAGGTTTACGAGATAGTCTTTGAAGTTCGTGACTTTCATGCGGACGTGAACGTGTTGTTTGCAGGCGTTGCAATTGAGCACGGCATCAATGCTTTGCTCGGTATCGCCAAGCACGCGCCCACAATTTGGGCAGTTGATGCGGACACCTGCCATTATTCGCCCTCCGTGATGACTCTGGCGGTGTAATAACATCGGCAGTTGACGTGTGCGTTTGGGATGGTGCCGTCATCGTTCCACTCGTCTTGAGTCCATGCGAAGACATCCGTGCCCGTGTATAGTTTCGCTTCTTCTTCGTCTGCGTCTTCTGGTGCTTCGCCCACGATTTTGCCGTTCATGAGCTTTGTTCCTAATGCGAGGCGGACTTGATCGGCATATTTCTGACCGAGCATGGTCTTCTGTCCGTCCATGGCAGCGCAGGTGTCGCAAGTCTTGCTGTCCTTGCGTGCGTGCCATGTCAACTCCAATTTGAGGTCGTATTTTTCGGCGATTCTCTGGTCGAGTTCCAATGAGCCGGATTTGAACGCGTAAACTGTTTCATTTCGTGCGATGGTAGCCGCTCTGCCCTCTGGGATGACCTGCATGAGCTTTTCTTTGATTTCGTTGGCGGTCATTGGCTCGGTGGTTTCGAGAACGGAGCGCATGACGCTTCTGGCATGTTCGGCGTAATTCTTTACGATTTTGTTGCTTCGCTCATGTAAACGGCGACCGAGTTCTTCGCTAATATTTGCGCCACCGTTCTTGATGATTTCCTTGATGCCCTCCTCGGTTTCTTCATCAACCAACTGCGCGATCATTTCGAGCGCTTCAGCTCCGCCACGGTTGGCTTCTTCTTCGATGAGGTCGTAGATTTCGTTCTGGATTTCCTCTAGGTCGAGTGTCGGGTCTTCCTCGAAGATCGCCAATGCGATAGCCATGAGCTTGTCGAAGATTTTCTTTTCGACTACCTCGTCGTCGCTGAATGGCTGATAATAATCTGCGCTGTGTTCGTGGTGGTGCTGGCAGTTGAGAGAATTGTTCTTATCTTGGGAGTGTGTGCTTTGGCTTACCTTGGGTGTTTGTTTTGATTCAGCCGATGGCGTGACTGCGATCGCGCGTTCGGCTTCGATTCTTGCCAGCACCCTAGCATAAATGCCCACCGCCGTATTCAGCCATTTATCCACATCGAGGTCGAGCGACTTGCAGGCTTCCGATGGGCGTGCGCCTGCTTCTATCAAGCGAATAAGGTTCTGTGTGGTTTTCTCTGCCGTTTCGGCTTCGACTTTTCTGCGTTCGGTCAATTCTGGCATGTCGAGGTGGAAGTTGATGGCGTATCCAAGTCCGCCGGTGACGCGATCGAGTTCATGTTGGAATTGGCTCCAGAACTTGATGAGAGCCGGTTTGACGCGACGGCGCGTGAATTGGTAGTCGCTCAATTCTGCGTTGTCGTATTTGGCGCTGGAATCGTCGCCCAAGATGAAGTTGCTGACGCCGTAGGCCTTGTTTAAGCGGTCGCTGACGATGGTAGCCAATTCTTTGATTGCGAGCGTGTTGTTGTTGCCTTGGATAGTCTTGACTTCGACTTGGTCGCGCTCTGTGCCATCATCATTGTTGAATTGTCGCCAGAGGTATAACGTCTTGCCTTTATTGCTTGCGCCCTTGAGCTGTCGTTCGAGGTCTTGGCGCGTTTCGTTGAACTTCTGCTGTGTCGATGCGCGGATGATGGTCACGGACGCTGGGATTGCGCCGTTTTCGAGATATGCCTTCTCAAATTGAGCCAATAAATCATCAATCTGCGCGAATATCCGAACGGCTCCGGCTGGGCTGACGCCTTTGAGGTCGCGTGGGTTGCGGGAGTAGTGCAATTCCATGACCTCGTCTTCGTATAAGGTCTGAACTGTGCCGTCTGCGCCATAAACTTGCCAATAATATTTGCCATTGCCAAGATAAATCTTGCTGTCTGGCGGGAGTAGCGTGTACCCCTTGATGCTGTTGCCCTGCTTGTGGACGTGGATGTATAGCGCGCTCTCGGTCAGCCATGTGGCGAACATGGTGTCCATGAATTCAATGGCGCCCATGGTTTCATTCGGTTCCATGAGCACATTCAATTCTGGCGTGCGGGATGCATCGAGCCTTGCGCCGTTTCGTCCGACACCGAATGGGCGAACGCCGACCATTGCATCAATTAGTGGTCTGACTTGGGCGAATACGTTCTCGTAATCACTGCAGAGTGGGCTTGAATATAGCGCGTTGCGGAATTCCTGCGTGATCTCGCTTGCGCGTTGGCGACGATTTCGAGTGGCGACGTCTTTAATCTGCTGAATTAGTCCCATTTTTTGCTTCCTTTGTCACTTTTTTGCTTTTCTTGGCGGTTTTTTTGGCTGTCTGGGGCTGTGATTCCGCTTGTATGAGGTCTTTGATGTTCGAGGCATATGTTTTCCCATCCGTGAAAAATGGTGTCGTTTTTACGCCTGCTTGGATGGCGTCCATGGCGTAGCTCTGCCCCTCTTGGCTGAAACATGAAACTTTGCGCGGATTGATGCCGTGTTTTTTGCATTCGGCGAAGGTTTCTTTGGCGAGTTCGCTCCAATTCTCTGGTGCACCGCACATGAAGCAGTCCTGGTAGACGACAATGATTTCTTTATTGGCCATTTGTCGCTCCTTTTATCGCTTCCGTGATGGTGTTGTTTATCATGCGAATTCCGGCCGCACCTGCGAGCAGATATGCTTGGAGCTGTTGCTTCTCGAACGGTGTCATTTGATTCCCTAAGAACTCTCTGATGTATTCCTCATCCTCCGGGAATGCCTTGGCGAGCGTTTCGTCGGCGTGCGCCTCGTCTGCGTCTGTGCCGAACTTTAATGACTGAATGCGGAGGCGGAGTTCCGCATCGACTGATGGGGTGCAGTCACGACCGCCGAAGCGGACTGGTTGGATCCCATCGAAAGTTAATTGACCATCGAAAGATAATTGAGCCATTGAATCTCCTTATTTAATCTGGCGTGATTTTATGGCTCGAACGGACGGCATAAAAAAGAAGCCCTCTCTGGGCTTCTGATTGCGCTTCTATGGTCAGCGGAGCTTCTTCAATGGGTCGATGGTCGTCTTTTTGTAGATTTTGTTCTTGACCGACCTTTCGGGGTCTTTGATTAGTCCCATGCCTTTTTGGCCGTATAGTGGATTGACCGCGCCTTTTGCCTTGCGCTTGATTGCACCTGTGGTGCGCGCTTTTAGTGTCTTTTTGAGGCTCGGTTTTCTAAATCCGAATTTCATGTAATCACTCCGCTTATGTTGAGTCCATTATATCAAAAATCGAAGCGTTGGCGGCTTAAATCGTCTATTGCGTAGCGAAGCGCGTCCATCAAGTGGTCATTGCCATCTTGTGGCTCGTCCAATGTTTCGCCGCTTCTCTTGGTGCGCCATTGGTAACTCAAGTATTCGCGCTCTAGGTCTTTGCCATCATAGGCGATTTGGTGCTGTTTGACGCGATCAATGCCACGCAGTACACTCCCGGCATTCTTATCCGCGCCAATGATGCGGAATCCCTGCGCCTTGATTTCTGCGATGATTTCCGGCCGAGCTGAATCTGCCACGATCAGGACGCTTGGATCTATGCCTGCCGCTCGAAGTTTGTCGCCATATTGGCTCCCTAGCAGTCCTGTCTGATAGAGTTTTTGCTCGATGATGATTTCGTCCTTGTCCGTCTGCCAGATTGCCACCAT